CTAGTTCTTTTCTCTTCGAAAGATTCGAGATCACTCTTAGCGGTACCAAGATCTCCACTCGAGGAGCTGAGCTTCGCAAGCTCTGATTCAAGTTTAGAGATGGAGCGCTGATGATGGCGTACGGTTGAAATGGATTCATTGACTTCTTCTTGGAGCCGGTCAATTTGTATGCTAGCTTCTCCCAACTCTGACAATATTTGCTCAATTTCGGCGTATCGAGTGGATAGTTCTTCTTTCCTGGTCGATAGGGACTTGGCCTTCGATTTCGCACACTTGAGCGCATGCGTCTTAATTTCATTGTCGATATTTTGACTGCACGATGGACATATATCGTTCGTTTCATAGAATTTAGCCTCTTTTACGACAGACTTGATTTCAGACTGAACATGTCCAGACTCTTCAAGTATCTCTTGCTTGAGTTGTTGATGCTTCTTGAGACCTTTTTCTATCGTTGGTCGAATCCTCTCGATCCTTTTGACCTTCTTATCAGCTTCAGCTTGTAGTTCCTCAATTTGGGCTTGGAGGTCTTCGATTTGATCCTCCTTCTCTTTACGGTGTTCCGTATTGAGCTTATTGAGATCTCGGATATACTTCTTTTGGGATTCCCGTTTAGTTTCCGTGATGTCGATGTCATGGCTGATGTCTTTGATCTTCTCTTTCAGCACTGAGTTCCGCTCGCGAAGGAGCATATTCATCTTTGAAAAGACATTGATATCAAGAAGATCTTCGATCACATCTCGACGGTGTCCTTGCGGAAGTTCCATAAACGGGATGAAGGAACTCGAGCCAAGCACGACGATCTGGTGAAATGACTTATGGTTCAGTTTGAGAATGTTGTTCTCGAGTGTCCGCTGGTATTCCTTGTTATGAGATGATTGGTTAATCATCTCTCCGTTCTGCCATATCTCGAAGACACCCGGATTCATTCCGCGGACAATCCGATACTGGGTTTTACCGATTTGGAACTCGACCTCGACCAGACACTTCTTCTTGTTGATAGAGTTCACAAGCTGGGGCTTGTTGATGTTTCGATGAGCCTTACCGAATAGGGCAAAAGAGAGGGCATCGAGCATGGTACTCTTACCAGCTCCGTTATGCCCTACGATCAGAGTATGTTTTGCTTCGTCAAGCTTGAACTCGGTCCAGTTGTTACCGGACGAGAGAAAGTTCTTATACCGAAGCTTTTGAAAAATTATCATCTAAGATTAATTCTCTTTTTTTGATGATGTGCAAGGAGTGTTCTCCATATTTTTCTTTGCATGTAGGTTATCAGTTAAACCGCAGTCTTCACATACCTCATCATACTGACTTGACATAGAGAATCTTGTGTTTTTGTGTGTATTGTAATAATTTATCATGAGTATCGAGTATAAGTCCAGATTTGCCAATGAGAGCGACCAAGCGACTTAACAAAATCTTTTGGCAAATCCGACTTGATATACTCCTCCATTTGATTGAGGCGATCAAGTCTTAGGTTATCAGGATCAAGAGGATACATGAAATCGAGGGGTTCCCATCGCATAGAATCACTCTCAGCATAGATTTTTCCAGCAAAGTACTTTTCTCCATCATCTAGTTGATGGAAATACCCTGGAAGATCGAATGGCTCTTCAATTCCAAAATCTTCAAGATCATTTGAACTGAAAATGACGCCATATCCGACGCCTACAGAAATATCAATTCCCATTCTTTTTGCGCTCCATTCGTGCATAATATTGATCAGATATCGAACCTGAAAATTCATAAGTATCTTCAATAATGGTGGCGAGCGTTTCGGCTAGTCCGTCGGTTTCGATCATCAACTTAATTGCTTCTACGAGCTTCTGATGCCGGCGTAACCTACGCTTTTCTCTTTCTTCGTCTTCTGCTTCATAGCCCATCTCTGATCGATAATGTCCCATTAAATTCTTCCTTTTGCTGTATCATATGCAAAAAATGCTGCGACAATCATGGCGAAAACCAACAAGACTCGAACGATAACCATCATGAGCGGTATGATAGCTATGACTGTATCAAGCGACCAAGTCACAAATCCTATGATGAAAATTAAAACAGATAAACCGCTTAACAAAAGAATCGACACTATTCCAAACATTATGAAAAATGCCAAAATCACAGTTTGCCAATTTCCCTTTTCAGAAATCTTCCCTAACCAACTTTTCATTATACAATCTCCATACTTTGTGCTTGGACGAGAAGACGTCTCATCGATTTTCTGATACGATCTTTGTCGAGATCGGTATCAACCGCCTCGATATAAGAATCAAGCAGCTCAGTAGTATCTTCTACCGAGATTTCTTCGTCATCCACGTTTTCACCCAAAAATTCGGAAAAGTTCTCCGCAATCTTCAGATCATGAATATTCTGTTGCTGAATCCGATCAATAAATCGATCAAACACAAACGTGTCTTTCTTCTCGACAACTACAACTTTCACAAATTTGTTGTCTAAGAAGTCCAACTCCATCTTATTATAATCTGTTTGGGTGTCGTCGTAAACTATTTTTTCAAACATCGTGAAGGGGTTTTGTACCCGATACAGTTCACGGTCCTCAGTGTCGAAAATATGGAAATACTTTGGATCCCCTGCATCCGCCCACGTGAACTCAAACTGAGAACCGAGGTAATAGATGTTATCTTTTTGAGAAGAAGTATGGAAGTGGCCGGTCAAGACCTTCTCAAATCGTGAGAAAAGCTCGTGGTCCATACCATGTTTGTTGGTAACTCCCCGCATGAGTTCAAAACCTTCTAACTCAAGGTGGCCACAGAGAATATCAGCCTTGCAGTTCTTGACAAACTTGAGTGAATCGTCATAATTTTGATTTGTAATCCAGGGGAGCATTGCAAATCGAGTTCCGCCGTACTCAAGAACTCTTGGTTCCACGATGAGATTCACCTCATTCATGAAATGACCAAGAACCTCTTTTGGAGAGTTCACCTCATTAGTATTCTTGAAATACGTATCGTGATTACCCAGAATGACATCCATCTTGATGCCACGATCGCGAAGGACGTTCAGGAAATATTTTCGATTTGAATGAAGTGCCTTGATATTCAGGGCTTTTCGGTTATCGTAATAGTCTCCAAGATGAATTATCTGCTCGATGCCATGCTTTTCCAAATACGGAAAGAATATTTCCGAATAGAATTGGTTTTGATTTTCGAGAAAGATATCGGCGGAGTTACGAATGCCAAGATGGGTGTCATTAATAATCGCAATCTTCATTATATACTGCCTCTTAGGTCAGTCTATTTATAACCATTCCATGGGTATACCGACCTTTATTCGTCATCTATAAAGTCTCCAAGATTTGAGTCCGCAACTCGAGACCCACGAGTACTCTTTTCACGGGCTTTCTCCAACTTTACATAATCTTCGATAAGAGCGTCATTTGTCTTAACGGCATCAATACGGTTTCGAAGAGTATCCATGAAGTTAAGAACTGTCGAAGACTGAAATATATCTGGTCGGTCAAAATGAGCAAGAGCTTCAGTCTCAATTCCAGACTGGGCAATATACTTCATCTTTGTATCTTGCTGTTTCTTCTCTTTCTGAATTCGACGAAGAAAGGCATAATACGAAATCTGAGTAAAATACGCGAAGGCGTTCGGCTTGCCTGTGCGGGTAGCTGCGTCGATATCATAATTTCGAATAGCCTTCAAGCTATTCTCTACCGCGTCCATCACCATCTCTTCTCGATAGGTATACCGAATGAAGTTCTTATTGTGGGAAAGCCCTTCGGCTATTTTGATAAAACATTCTGCAATATAGTTTGGAACAGTCGGTAGGGGCTCTTCATTTTTCTCAGCTTCACGGAGTTCAAGTACATAGTCATGAACTGCTTGAGAGAACTCGGCATTATTGACGTAATGCTTGGTTTTTTTCTTAGTTTTCATTATGTTATACCTCAATTGATTGATTTATCGTATCATACCGAGTGTGATTGTAAACCATAAATTTGTGTTACAGTCTCGAACTTTTTTCAATGTATGCGCATTTTTACGGTTTACAAACCCGCAAATGTTGTTATAATAAGAATTGTGATTCTATATGGTGAGCAGAAGTACCAGTATTCCGGTTAGTTCAGCTTATCTGATCCAGGAAATATCAGAAGATTTCCAGGTCCATCAGAATCTCCATCATAATCATCTCCACTATATTCAAGCTCAGCACTAGATTCAGCAACATCCTGAAGTTCGTTTTCAGCTTCTCCTGACTTGAGGTATGTGATAGAAGATTCATACTGCTGGATTACTTTAGAAGTAGATTCCGCGATAGAAATGACTGAATCTTTACGGAAAGGAATAAGTACGTCAGGTGCACTAATTTCGGTATTTTCCTCGAACTGATTCAAGAAAAAGGATTTCATGGTATAGAACACTGAAGGAGATACTATGATTCTTTCGATCTCAAGAGGGTTATGAATCCAGAAATGTGTATCGTCTTCGCTCGAGATCCTTCCAACAATTTCTACACCGGTCGAAAGTTTGAATTGCTTTAATGTACTGTTCATTTGATGTTCACCTTATGGGTTTGCATTTCGAAGTCTTCTTCCTTGTATATCTTTACACGGGCTTTGGCGTGTTTCAGGGCGTAATTCTCTCTTTTTCTATAATCGAGTCGATCGACAAGATCATAGAGTTTGGTAATTTGGCCATTCTCAGCGATACGAAGGCCTCGACCAATTGACTGAAGAACTTTGATCTGAGATTTCGACGGAGAAGCAAAGACTATGTTATGGAGATTCTTAATGTTGATCCCGGTCGAGAATGTACCGAGACTTGCGACGATGATCGCATTATTCTCCCTTTCAACGATCTTTCGGATGGCCTCTCGATCTTGAGTATCGGTTTCCCCAGCCACGAAGAAAACTCGTCTTCCATCTTCTGCCTTTGTGTCGATGATGTCGTGTAGGATCTTTCCATGCTTCTCGACAAATCGAAACATGACGAGAGTATTTCCTTCCAGCGAGAGAGCGAGATTTCGGATGAATCGATTTCGTCCTTCGTGTCCGATAAGCCAGGATACTTCAGACTGGTATGGGACTTTTCCGAAGGTTTTTCGAACTTCCGTTGGATAGACGAGTTCGAGCATTTCAATTTTGAGTTTCGCGAGGGTACCTTCATCTTGAAGCTTTCGCGTACGGGTGACTCGCAAGAGCCTTCCAAAAATTCCTTGAAGAACAAGTTCATTTGTCTTGGATCCATCAAGGGTTCCCGTAAGTCCGAATCTATATTTGGCACGTTCAGCTTTCTCCATAGATTTTTCCATCGACTTGGCGGTAAAGCCATGAGCCTCGTCACCGAACACCGTCACGAACTGGCGGAACCACGTCTTTGGAAGTTTGTAGATCGACTGCCAGGTCGACACGAATACTTGATTTGGAAGATTGACCTTCTCTTTACCAGAATAGATTCGGTGCACCTCTTCAGATGCATGCCATGTGTTATCAGCACTAGAGTAGTCGTCAAAATCTCCGTACATCTGTTCAACAAGAGAAGTTGTTGGGACGATCACAAGAACCTTATCGCTTTCATCCAATTTCTTTTCTTGATACCATCGAAGCAGGCAGTAGATGATGAGTGACTTACCAGATCCGGTCGGCGAGAGGAGAAGAAGCCTTTGTTCCTCGATCGACTTACAAATCGCATTGAATTGGTAATCACGAATTTCGATTGGCTTACCACCAGCATGGAGATTCAGGCTTTTGACGAAATCCCATACTTCCTTTGGATCGACTTTCTCTTTCTCACCTGGAGCACCGTAATCAGATCCTTCAAGTTCGATCTCATAATCACGATCCTCACAGAACTTTTTGAAATGAGACCAAAGACCGAGTGGCATGGATCTCTTGTTGTAGTTGAAGATTCGAATCTTACCGTCCCACATACCACTTCGAAATGCCGGCATGAATCGATGTCCAGGCACCTCGAACGCGAAATGGTCACGCAACTCCCAAGCTACCCCGTCATCGGAATAGACTTTGAAGTGAGACTCGTTCTCCTTATGTACTACAACTCGTTCCATTATATCCCGGCCTCAAACTTCTTATGCTCAATGATGTTTCGAATAGTCTGATGGCGCCATTTTAGATTATCGATTATTTCCTTCAATATATCTATCTTTTCCTTTTGGAGCTTAATTTTGAGCTCTGATTCCTGAATCTCAGGGTCAGAATCGTAGTAGTAATCCATCTCGCCTTTCAGGATCTTAAGGCCATCGACCGGATCGTAATCCCATCCGAGCTGATCCATCCGTTCTTTGGTCATCTTACCATTGTACCACAACCACTTGTCTTTGAGTAATGTTTTCTGATCCATCTCAAACTTCACAAGCTTCATCCGCTCCCGCGAGAGAATATCAAGGTACTTGGAATGTAGGATTGGAGTACGACGAGAGGCATCATCGAGATCGCCATTGATCTTCGAGTCTTCGGCCCACATCTCATGGATTTTTTCGAGATTCATAATTTACCTGTTTCATAATCAAGTTCAGTAGTATATAGTACATTCGGATCAAACACTGAAAGGAGAGCCATATCATGCTAAATTGGTTGAAATACGAAGATCTCAAAAATGGGATGAATGTTCACGCTGATGGTGGATTTACCTGCATGCATGAAGGAACAAAGCGCGTTTATAGCGATGAAGACGGATTTTATCTAAAATGTGATGATGGTAAACATTATCTAGACGGTCAAATCGTTGGTGACAATGACGAAATGGTTGGTATTACACTACCTCAAAGTAAGTATATCTGAATGACACCGGGAAAAAGATCGGTTCGGCTCCACCTTGGTTTGCGGCCATGCTCAAATCTCCAAGATTGGTTGGGAACGCGTTCCGATACACGAACTTTTTCTCTTGATTGTTATTTGAGTTCAACATAAGGAGAGTAATGTCTGCCTCAGATGATGGAAGAGCGGTGGTGGCCTGAGTTTGGGTCGTATACTTCTTTTCGACGATCCTCTGCATCCAATTGTAGACTTCATTGTAAGCCGCAAATTCCTCATCGAGCATGAGATCAAAGGTAACTTCCGAGAACTCAAGCTTATCACCTGGCATCGGAACTGACTGAATTCGACGAAATGATGGGTTATCAGCAGACATGGACGATACCGATGGATGCATGACACTGTTCACGAAGAACTCGAGGTTCGGGTAGTTCTCCCGATCGATCACGAGTCTAAAGCCGGTTGGCTGAAAGAAGTTTGTGTTGGATACTGTCATAAATCTATTTATAGCGGTTTACAAACCACCACGGATGTATTATAGTACTTCAAATCAATGTGAAAGAAAGGAAAACACATGGAAAATGTCACACTCACCTGGGTTGATATTGCATTCCTGGTCTCGGCCGCATATCTGTTCTTTTTGGCTCTGATCATGAACACACCAAATATGAAATCTGCGTTTTTCTTCAAATTTGTTCCATTTGTCATTGGAGCGTTTCTTACTCTGGAGGCAGTACTATGATTGAAGCTTTATTTTTTGCTTTTATGACTCTCATTGCGTTTATTACCATCTTCGGTATATCGCTTTTGGGCGGATATATCGGAGTAAAAATTGGTAAATACATCATTTCACGCTCAAGCAATATTGAAGACACGATTTTTGTAACCCATTTCGGTGCATTTATTGGATTTTTGACATTCCTTTTTCCTATGGTTGTATTTTGGACATTTCTGCTTGGAGGTTAAAATGAAAACGTACCGTCGCGACCTCGTCACAAATATCGTGGAGCTTTACATGAAAGCCAATGGACGTCGTATGTCACCGCCTGAATTCAAACGAATGTTGCCTTGGTCTGAACAAGAACTTGAAGATTATCTCGAAGTTCTTGCCCAAGAAGCGGATAAGAAGGACTATTCTCGAAAGTTCGAGTCTTCAAAAGCTTGCGCTGCGCTCGATGCATTTCTCGATTCGATTGTCTGGGATCCAGATACAAATGTCAAGAGCAAGACTGAAGCAATTCGTCGAGAGATGGACGCAGTCGATGCCTTTGATATCGATCATTTTCTATGGTTGTGGGGAGTCGATTTTGACGACTTCGAACATTTTTACAATTTGATCGAGGAAGGCGTATGAATATTTATGGAGAATATTTTAATCCAATTACAATATCTGGATTTGAAATAGTGAAGGGTAAAAGAATCGGCAGACATCCCTTAAGATTTCGCCTTTTAAAAAAGCTTCCATGGTATAGAAGAATTTTTGTCCGAACAGAAAAAGATTCTATTCTTGACGATTGGTGGGTTAAGGCTGGAGTGAATGTAAAGGTTTGTGGAAAGACTGATCTCTTTATTGGATGCAATAGTAATAGTCGTGCTAGAGAAATTTATGATGACCTAGTTGAAATGCATCAAGAGGCACTTCGGTCACTTATAAATAGTTAAAGATTTTGCGGAAGTAGGCAAATGGAAAAGCCGCTAGGTTCAAACCTTAGTGTATGAGGGTTCAAGTCCCTCCTTCCGTACCATAAAAGCGATTTTGGACGTGGGTGTTGGTACACAGGGAGAGCTTATACCTCTTTCAGCGGCAGATTACCGTTCTCGACTGAGTTCGATTCTCAGCACGTCTACCAAAATTAATTGTGGAAGATGATCCAGTCCGGTGACTGGGCAGGTTTGCTAAACCATGTGAGGACCTAATAAGTCCTTGGGGTTCGACTCCTCCGTCTTCTGCCATAATG